CAGAAAGTTGGCCTTACCTTTACACGTGTACTAGGGAAAGGACAGCGTTTGATCGACTCAGACAGCATACTTAGGGGTAATGCCAAAGAGTTACTTGACTCTGTGGTTGACTTCGGTATATTAGAGGACGACAACAACGAGTACGTGGCGTGGTCACTTGGACTGCAAGACGACACCAGAAGGTCAGAGGGGCCTTTTGTAGAAATTTCCTTTTACGGAGCAGAGTAAGTTATGGCTAAGGCAAACAGAGTTGGGATCATCGGGGACACACACTGCCCTGTAATGCTTGAAGGTTACGCTGAGTGGTGCATGGACACATTCGACAGTTGGGATGTGAACCAGATTGTCCACATCGGTGACCTCTGCGACTGGCACGCAATGTCCTTTCACCAGTCAGAGTCAGGGTACGAAGATCCTGTCGAAGAACTGGAGAAGACAATCGAGCAGGTCCATCACATGCAGGAGGTGTTCGGCAAGAAGGTCAAAGTTTTGACTGGGAACCACGGGGCTATTCCAGAGAGGAAGTTAAAGGCCTTTGGTGTCCCGCCGGAGTTATTGCGTAAGCAGGCTGACATCCTTGGCATCGACTGGGAGTTCCTGCCACGCTATGAGAAGTTGCGGATCGACGACTACCAGTTGATGCACGGGGACCAAGGCAGGGGCGGTAAGACGCCTGCTCTGGCCAAGGCAGAGGCTGACTGGACATCTACGGTCTGTGGCCATCATCACTCGGCAGCGGGCGTCTGGTACGGCTGCAACAACAACTCCCGCTACTGGGGCATGAATGTTGGTTGCGGTGTCGATCACAGTCACGCTGCAATGGCTTACGGCAAGACCTTTGCTCAGAAGCCTATGCTGGGATGTGGTGTGGTGATTGACGGCACGCCATACTTCGAGCCAATGCCGAAGGTTAACAAGTACGGGAGAGTCACAAGGTAGACACTTAGTCCCCCGACATGCCCGCTGTCTCTCGCCCCTTATGAGTTTGCTGAGAGACAGCGGGTCTTTTTATTTCTTTGCGTTTCTTAATGCCGTGCCAAGTATTCTGCACGCTGCAACACGCTTGACCGACTCAGGCACCATCCTGAGAACTGGAATCAAGTGTTCGTCTTGGGCAATCAGGTGTGCTATAATCTGATCCTTCCTAGCAATACACCCCTCGACTCCCCACCTGTCCATCTTGGCAGCAAAGTCTTTGCACCTACACTTCTTGCTGTTTACTGTGGCCCATTCTGGGATCAACTTAGACAGTTCGGTTCCAACAGGTTCCATGATTCTATTCGCAAGTAAGGGTTATATTGAAAGAGCCGACAAGGTCGGCAACTGAGAACGATGTGCCTCCACCGCCACTCTGGGTGTAGTTGCCGCTGAATGTGTCGAACGATCCTGTCACAGAGACCGAGGGGCACCCTGCAGACGGGATTGATATGCCAGACTTAGACGCCGTGATGTTGTAGGTTGTCCCACTGTTTGACCAAGTGATGTACGCCTCAACTGCCCACGTTCCAGAGGTGGAGTCGTACTTCACGTCTGTGTTAGAGGCGACCGATATGTTCGTTGGGTCAGACGTGTGGTCCCCATAGACTTCAACCGTGACTGCGTCTAGCTGGGCACCAAGGACCGAACAGACATCTCTGCGTAGTGCGTTTGGGCTCTGTGAATAGCTCCCATCGTACATATAGAATGGGTTGCTCAGGTTGAAGTTCGGGTCGTTCATCTCTAGTGCAAACGAATTCATTGTGGCAGCCCACGATTCCCCGCATGGGTCAAACGATGGTGTAGGGCAGTCGCCTGCCACAAACGTCCCAGACTGGCCTGTACACCACGACTCAGCAACATCTGGGTTCGGAGTCCCGCTGATGGTGCAACAGCCTGAGACGGGCTCTGTGGCACTCCATGTGCCGCTACAGTCGGCCTCTAGGACGTTGGGAGTGATGGCACCGGTTGAATCATTGATACACCAGCCAAGTGGGGGTGTGGGGCAGTCTCCTGCCGTGAACGTGCCTGACTGGCTCGTACACCACGCCTCAGCCACGTCTGGGTGTTCTGTGCCCGATATGTCACAACAGCCCATGGTGGGCTCTGTGGCTGTCCATGTGCCGCTGCACTCGTCTTCTTCTATCCCAGCAGTGACCTGCCCAGTGGAGTCGTCTGTGCAGAACCCAGTGCCACACTCGACACCCTCTGTCCATGTGCCGCCCTGAGTCGTGCAGTGTGCCTCTGTAACGCCAGACAGGTCTGACGAGCCACCTATCTGACAGCAGCCCGTAGGAGGGCACACAGAGTCCTCTGACCATGTGCCACCGACTGCATCGCACTGGTCTTGCAGTGTGCCGTTCTGGACTGTTCCATTCGGTAGTTCACAGCACCCAGATGGTTGCTCTGGTGGTCCCTCAGGTTCTCCACAGTCTGTCCAGTCAACCGCTGTGAACGCAATGGACTCAACTGGGTTGGCAGTATCTGTACCAACAATTGATCCAGTGCATGAGTCTAGCAGGAACCGCTGTGCGAACGAACTAGGGTTTCCACCCGCCATTGAAACGTATCGTCCAGCCTGATTGAAGTTGTCGTTGTAGAATGTGACATACGTCTGGAACCCAACGGTTGTATCAACTGGAACCCTGATAACCTTTTCAGTTACGAAGGGGGAACTATCTGAGTCCCAGTACGATGGACCGTTCTGTGTGACAGTTGACTGGCCATCCCGTGTCCACACGAAGTCAGTTATAGGGTTCGGGTTCTCTGCGTTGTTGAACGGGTTGCACCCATCGCCATACTGATTGAAGTAACAGTCGCAGGTGTGTAGGGATGGAGGGTTTAAGTTCAGAATGTAGTCTCCGTTCTCTGGGATCTCTGTGAGAGGGTCATCGACAACTCTTGCATCACAGTCCAGCACGTGGTCCTTCATTATGAAACTGCATGGGAACTCTGGGTCCACGCACGCTTCCTTGAATACCTGAATGGATGCACTGACCGAAATCGTGCTGCCACCAGTCACCACAGGAACCTTCTCCCAGCCGACAAGCATTAACTGCTGGCCGCTACCGACGACTGGCGTCATGTCCCCAACGTCCATTACGCAGTACACTGGATACCAGATCTCTTTCGGTATAAAGTGTACATACCCAGTGACACTGTTGAACCACAGTGCCTGAACGCCAGAGTAGTATGTCTCGGTGAAGTTGTTTTGTCTCCCAGTGTCAGCACCCGTGAATCCCCAGCACTTGGCGTCATCACCTGAAGCATTGAAGTAGTTGGCGTACAACTTGCCTTCCAGTCCGGCTGGCGAGTCTACGCTTGCCTTCCACCAGCAACCAGTGCCAGCGGGTGGTCCGGTGATACCAATTGGATCAGCCGTTGAACTGCCGGTCCACCTGACGAGTTGCCCCGACACTTGCAGGTTGTTGTCCTGCGTGACAGTCCCTACTGGCAGCGGAAGGTTTGCTGGTGCTGTTATGGTCCCACAGTTTGGGTATGCAGCATCGCCCAACTCAACTGCGGTTGTTGACCGCCCAGTCCAAGCGTAGTTGTCCCAGTTAAACCCAGCAAAGATGTCAATACTGAAAGGGATGTACTCAGGCCAAGTCATGTCTTGACCACTGGGATTGCACTCACAGTAAACTGGAGTACCCTCTTGGCCGTTGCAGCCGCACGATGGGCACGATATGCCTCTCCATCTCATTCCGCCTGCCATTATGGTGTCTCCGTTGGACATGATGCTTGGATGACAATGAAGTAGTCTACGCCGTCAACTGTGTTCTTATGTGCCGTGATCATCGAGCCAATTTCAATCGACTCTTCCCACGGGTTACGCACATCAACTGGCGTTCCGGTAAGTGCTATGTACGCTGACCCGCCTGTCTGCAACTCAAGAATGTCGGCAGAACCTGACCCCACAGTAAGTCCAGATGCAGCCGTTACAAGCGTGGTGGCCTGAAGTTGGTAGACAGCAGAGCCACCCCCACCCCCGCCAGACACTGCAATCCACAAAGACTTTTGCCTAACGACATCGAGGTACTCTCCTGCTTGGAATGCAGTGTCCGACTTGTTGTACACGAGGCAAGTGTTGCCGCTGTCGCTAAGTGTAGCGTCTGTTCCTAACTGCTGGATCTCACACAGTAGTGTGCCGACATCAGCACCGACTCTTGCGTCTAGTGTCTCTCCAGCAGGCACCTGAACGATCAACGCATCTTCGCCGTTACGTTGGGTGCCTGCATTGGTCTTCCCATTAATGGCAGATGCAAGACGGTTAAGCGTCTGTGCATTCCCTTTATTGAATCCGTAAACTGTCATCGTTACGCCTGAAGGAAAGAGAAGGAGCCACGCTTGTAGTTCTGGAATGTCATGTAGTCTGGACGGTCGTCTGACCCGCCTTCTGTGTATGTACGCTCGGTTCCGTCTACGTTGATGTAGTCAACCAGGGATTCGCCGCTTGTTGCGTCAGCGAAGGTTCTGATCTCCGTTGGGAACCCTGCCCCGATTGATGGAATGAAGTACTTCGGGGACACAAGGGGAACCTGCTGATCCCAGCCTGTGACAACAACCGTGCCATTTGGCTGAGTGTACTGTGAAAGGTTCTTCTGTACTTGGTAGGTTGCCTTGACTGCAGTGACGGGTCCACTTGCAAGTTGAACCTCTTGCTCCACGGCTGAGGTCATCTGGCAACGCCACAGTCCGGCAGCATCGCCAGCATATGTGTCGCTGTTTACAATGAAACTTCGGTCCTGCATTGTGTTGTAACTGATCCCAGACTCGTACTGCTGAATTGTAAGGGTCAGGATAGGATCTTGGGTCACGACTGGTTGGTCAAACAATGTCTTGACCTTGTCGAAACGCATGCACTGTTCGCCTGCAAAGTCGTTGTACAGCACTCGATCTTTGCCGGAGATGCTTGCAGTGACCGTTGGTGATATTTCCGGAAGGGTTGCAACCGGTGAACCGAGGCAAACCTCTGCGTCCAGCGGCTCCGTCTTGTAGGTGCAGGTGATGGCAAACAAGTTCTTGTTAGACTTATTTCTGGTCACGTTCTTGCTTACGCAGATCGCGTTGTACAGGACTTGTCCAGTTGCAGCAGAGTAGTATGCTGTGAAGCCGACAGACGGCAGTGACGGCTGACATGCAACCTGCGTGTCAGATGCTGTGCCGCCAGAGACAATGCACCTAAAGTGCTTCGTGACTGACGTTACAACTGTCGTGGGCCTTCCGCCCTTTGCCAGTGTTGCCGACGAACTGTAACTGCTTGCTCTCGCTTCGCAGATGTCATAAGAGAGTGCCATTATTCTATTGCCTCAAATCCTAGGTCTGGTCCATTCTCGTTAAGTCCTTCACCTCTGATCGCCTCGATCAGTTCTGTGTTCAATCTCTCTGCGTGTTCTTTTCTTGCTGCTTCACGCCTATTCTCTTCTCTCTGCTTGTCTCTCTGTAGTTCCTTCTCCTTGCGGAACGTGAACTCTGCTATGCTGTTTGCTTGGAATGAAGGGCTGGTCTTTGGGGCCTTGTCCTTGAACTTGTTAGCCTCGTCCTGTTCCTTCTCGAAGTCTGCCTGTGCCTCCTTAGCGATCTTGATTAGTTCCTTCGCGTCCTTAACTCTACGGTCATGCCACTCCTTTTGCTCCTTCTGTTCTTCCTCCCACCGCTTCTTTTCTGCCTTGGCAAGTTCCTCAGCATCTTTCTTGACCTTGTCTCTTTTCTCTTCTGCCCACTTTGCTGCGTGCTTTTCCTCGATGAGTCTCTGCTCTGTTTCTTTCCTCGCTTCTGCATTGGCACGGACAATTTCCTTACCTCTTGCAGACAGGTTGTATTGTCCAGCAGCAGCGATAGTATCGTCAGACTCTTGGTCGATTCTCTTCTGGCTCTCCTCAATCTCCCTCTGCAAGTCAGCCTCCCGCTCCATTCTGGCAAGGTCTTTCTCTGCTTTTGCCTTGGTCGCGGGGTCTGCTGAATGAGCGTCCATTTCAGTCAGCAATTTGGCCTTTCGCTTGTAGAAGTCAAGTTGAGTCTGCTCTGCCTTCTCTCGGACAGCAAGTGCAGCGTTCTCTCTGTTGAGCAGGTCGAGTTGCTCACGCTTATACTTTGCCATGATCTCCATCGCTACGGCATGTTCTTCTGTTGCGTGCTTCTGTCTTTCCTCTTGCTCTGCGACGCCCGTGATCCATTTCAAGAACTTGTGCCCAAGGAGAGCAACCTCGGATGCACCGAACGTCAAGATGGCAACGCTTGACCTGAGCGTGTAGTATATGGCAAGGGTGATCTTATCTAGCAGTTTGAAGTCCCCGATCAGTCTGTCTAATCCATTCAGCATGGTGTTAAGACCTTTGGCGAGCATGAGCAGTGTCTCAGACTTTCCGGTCTTTGCCAGTATCTCATTCCAAGCCTCGGCGGCAGCCTCTAACTGACCGCTAACAGTAGCAAGGCCTGCCTCGTCTACGTTTCCGTATGCCGATGCAATGTTGTTGATCGCTGTTTCAACTTGCTCGAACGTGATCAGGCCAGCCTTCATGTCGTCACGCACTTGCAAGGCACTCTTGCCTAAGTCCATCTGCAACTGTGCAAGCAACGGCACGCCTTGGTTAGCAAACTGCCTGACCTCAGTCATCAGCAACTTGCCTTGTGCCCGTACGTCCGAGTACGCTTTGGCAATCAACCTTAGTTTTCCACCGTCACCGAACGACAGGCGTCCGAGTTTGGCAAGCGTGGATGGTATCTCTTTCGCTGTGAAGCCAAGGGCCTTCATTTGGACAGCAAGTTCCATTGTCTGCTCGACAGAGAACGCTGTAGCCTTAGCGTACTTTACCAGTGAATTCCTGAGTTCGTCTGCTGCTTCTTTGTTTCCATGTAGCAGTGTGGTTAAGACCAAAAGGTTCCTTGTCTTTTCGTCGGCAGCCTTGACCCATGCCATTGCAGCCTGAGACATTTTTCTGAACATTGCAATCGCAGCGTAGCCAGCAATCGCAAGAGGGAACAGAGCCTGAGTTAACTTGCCGATGCCGCCAGTGATTGCACCAAGCCCCTGCATGACACCACCAGAACCGAACGTACCTCCGGCGAACGCACTTCTGCGTAGTGCCGCCTGCTTCCTAGCCTCTTCTGCAACCATGCGTGTGTGACGCTTGTTCCATTTACGCTGGACAGCGTGGCGGTGTGCAAGGTATGCCTTGTACTTCTTGTCCAGTCTTTCCTGCTCTGCGTCAACCTCTCTTGCAAGTTGTTTCTTCTTGGCTGCCTCAGCCTTCTCGTCTGCAAGCCTTCTAGCACGCCTCTTCCTAGCATGTCCTTGACGCTCTTTCAGTCTCGCTTCCTCTGCTGCCAGTGCTGCCGCCTTTATCTTCTGCTCTTCCTTTACAGCCTTCTTGATGTCGGCAATTTCTTTGTCGTTCTTCTCCTTCAGGGACATCAACTGCTTCTCGTCCGAAGCAAACGATGCGTTGTCGATCTTCTTGATCTCTGCTTTGTAGTTGGCAGTGGCAGCCTTGACGATAGCCTTGCCTTCCTCAAAGGTCATCTTCTTCAACTTGATCTGCCGCATGGCAGCCTGCTTGGCAAGGTCAAGGTCAGCCTTGGCTCTGGTCTTTGGGTCCAACCCACCGTGAGCCTTAGACAGTTCCTTCTGCATACGCCGGTGGTCCTTCACGGCTTGACTCGCACCCTTTGCATACTTGCTAGGGTCCAAGACGAGTTCCATGTAGAGACTGCCGACTCTGTTCTTGCCTGCCATGCTGCTATCCCACTTTGCCTTTAAGTATGTCTGATGCCTCGTCAGGATCAAACGATTGGTTGTCTTTGTACGCTTCTGACTCTCGTCTTACTTTAAGCGTGTAGTGTGCAATCCACCAGTCGATGACCAGAGGAGAAACATTGTTCATCCAGTGGATCGGGTCATCGACTCCTAGGTCTTTGCAAATAGTGAACACAGTGTCGAGCCGTGGATTTCGGTCCAACTCTGCTATCAGTCTATCTATTTGCCCGACTGCTTTTTTTCACGCTTGTCCGCCCACTCTTCGATAGCGTTGATGAGGAGGTCAACCTTCATTGCATCGAGTTGCATGATGTCGTTGACATCTTTCTCGGTGAAGAGAAGTTTCCCGTCTTCGTCGCACAGGTGGTCTACAAGTGTCAAGCAGCGTGAACGCTGGAGTGCGTCTGGTCTCAGTTGCTCTTTCTTGGCATCGTACATGGCCGACATGCGGCGTGAACGCTGAAGTTCTGAAACAGGCTTGACGTATACGGTCTCGCCAAAGAACTCACCCAAGAGGGATGGCTTGGAGACAGATGCTTTTTTAAGTAAGGTCGCTTTCGTTAAACTCATCGGTAATCTCGTTTTCTAATGGGGTGGAGTAACTTTCGGGTTGATCAGGAACTACGATGCTATTCATCGCCGCTTCTTCTCGGTCAAGGATCTTTGCGATCTGTGACCTGAATTTGGCTTCTGACATGGGATCAACCTTCATGGTGAACATGATGTTGTTTGTGTCCCAGTCTACATATCCAAGCAGACATTGGCCGTCTACGTCCCTGTCAATGATCTTGTACCTGCGAAAGACATCAATGTTGCCGGTCGCGAGGTTCTTACCTTTGAGGGGTTCTAAAAAGATTGCCATGTTGCTCTCTGCTTGGATAGTGGTTGTTATTTAGATTATGGAGTTGCTGCTGTGTATGCAGGACCGGTATCGCCATCGAACGTGAAGGTCGTGGTGATTTCCATCAGTCCGCCAGTCTCAAGACTGCCGTGATCTGCTCCGCTAAGGAAGCCAGTTCCGCTGAGTGTTCCGCCATCTGGGAACGTTACGGTGATGGTCTCTTGCGTTCCGGCAAGGGACTGCATGGCACCATCGTATGCTGCGACGACTTGGATCTCTCCAGCGTCTGTCAGGTCAGCCGAGATCTTCTTCATGAAGCCGGTGTCCGACAAGCACGTTGCGTCGATTGAGTCCATCGAGAACGATGGTAGAGTTACGCTGCGAACACAACCGATAGCACTTCCAAGAGTGACAGTTGAGCCCTGACCAGTCTGGCCGGTGATTGATGCTGAGTAAGGCATTAGCCTATCCTTCTGTG